GCTGCTGGTATTTCAATTTTACCAGTTGAATTAGCTACAGTTGTTGTTGAACCATCGTTGAAGAAACAATCAGCAATTACGCCTGTTGCTCCATCTACTGTGGTAATAAACTTTGTAGCTTGGTCAAATGTACAACCTCTAACTGTAAAGTCTACTGAGTTCTCCAAAGACAAGTGTAGTGCAACTGCTGCACCGTTGTTTGATTTGAAGTCACAATATTCTATTGTATGGCTATTATTTGGTACTGCATTACAATCAAGGTTGATAGCAAGGGCATTTGTACCTTGACTAAATGAACAGCGACTTATCACAGAACCATAACCTGCATATACGCTTATAGCACCATAAGTTGCCGAAGCATTCTTGAAGTAACAATCCTGAATTAAAGCACCGCAGCTACCTGCTAGTGTTGCATATCCTGCAACTCCCGTTAGCCAGATACCGTAAGTACCACTATTTCTTGTACAATTAAACTGCAATCCTTTGATAACGCAATAAGGTGCGTTCACTGTCAAAAGGGCTGTAGCTGTGGCATTTTTAATCTTTGGACCACCAAATGGTAGCAACACTCCTGTTCCTCCCATACCAATTAACTGTAGACCATACTTTGCGTAAGGAATAGTTAAATCTTCTACATAAGTTCCTGGCTCAGATGCATCTGCGTCTGGTGCTATTTCTCTTATATAGATAACGTCCTGAGCACTGGCAGCGTTAATAGCTGCCTGAATCGTAGCAAATGCTGACGCTGGTGTTCCACCATTGTTAGAATCGCTACCATTATCTCCATCTACATAAAAGACATTTGAAAAGTCATTTCCTGAAGATAGAACCTCCGAACCTAAAATCTTTGCTCCTCCCATTAAAGCTGGTTGTGTTTCTCTAAATAACATATTGTTTTTTAAGTTAATTTCCTGTAAAGAAATATGTTAATAAATTATACTCCAGCGATACCTGTAAGTTTTCCGTTTCTGAATGGGTTTGTACAGATAAGTTGACCACCCATAATCATGAAGCCGTTTACTGCTCCTTGGTTATAAGCTCTTATCCAATTTGTCCATGTAAATGCCTTTGTAGCATTTGCAGGTGAATATGAGTAGATGTTTCCTTTGATTTGTTTGTCTTCAAGTGAAACAGCTTCTCCTTCCCACCAATTTAAACCGTAATACTTTAAGTAATCTAGGTTCAAAAGGTATAGGATTCCTGTCGTGATTTTCTTATCTTTATAGATAGTCAAACCATCCCAGATAATTCCCTTTGCTGCGTAACCTGTCCCTGCGTCCATATTCTTAAAATCAGAATATGTATTTCTTTGGAAAGGTTGTAATAACTGTTCTATGTAAGCCCAAGAGGTATAGTCAGTAATGGCCATACTTGGTGCTACCCTTCCATCTGTTATTGAGTTGGAAAGTTGTCTAATTTTAAGTAACGAAACTGTTCCGCCTGATGCTGTTACTGTTGCGTCTAAACCGTCGTAGGTTGCTCTTGAGAGTCCTCCGTAAGTTGCCGCTGTTGTACCATCATCTACGATGTTTCCAAGACCTGAAGGTGCCTTACCTCCGAATCCTGTTCCATCACCTTGGAAGAAGTTACCTATATCGTCTGCTCCGTCCTGTGCTCTTGACTTCATCATGGTTTTCATGAGGTTTAGTCTTTGCATAGGTGTTTTATTAACTGACAAGTCTGAACCTGCAAGTGCTACGTTTGTAGCTACGAATGTAGGGTAGAAAGTCATATTAACTGAAACTGGCTGTTGTGAAGTAGGAAGTTGGTCAAAACCATTGAACGCTACTGAAGCAACACCTTTTTGATACTTGATTGGAAATAGCATTTGTGAGCCATCCCATTTTTCTGTGTTTCCTAGAATCTCCCCGAAAAAGAAGTTATCTCTCAACACTTGGTCAACCCAAGCTGGTGCTAGAAACTGGTTTGTCGTGGTCTGGATGTTTATATTTGGTTGCATATTTTAATAAATTAACTAATAAACCTGCTAAAAATTTTGTCTACTGCTTTCCATGACTTATCTCCTGATACTGGTGCTGCCGAAGCATCACTGGCTCGTGAAATAGATTTGGAAGCTAATTCTTTTGCTCTAGAGTTGGAAGCTGGTTTCTTATTCATCTCCTGGAATATATTAAATGATTCCGTAAAGTCTGGATATTCTACTATGTTTCCTTCTCCGTCTTTGGAAGCAATCTTCTGAACAAAGTCTATGAAGTCATTTCGTAGTTTGGAGGATTCTTTTGCATCTAGATCAACCCCAAATGTTTCTTCAATCCTTTCAAACCCTTGTTCTACCTCGTCCTCGGCTTCTTTGTACACCGCCTGCTCATTTTCTCTTTCCTTTTGCATATAAGCTAGTGCCTTTTCAGCTCCTTTGTCTTCTCTGTCCATAATGACCTTTTTAAAGTCTTTAATAGCAGCTAGTTTCTCTGGAGTGTCGTTACCGATTATTCTTGCTAGAACATCTGATATTTCATCTTCCTTGTCTCCGATTTCTTCCTTAAACTCTCTTTCTGCTGATGGCTTTAGGTCTTCCATCCGCTTACTAATTTCTTTTTCAATAAACTTAGTAATTTTAGGGTCTTTATGGAATGGAAGCGGTTTTTCATCAACTTCTTCTTCCTTATCCCCTACTTCCTTTTCCGAACTTGCGTTCTTAAAAGGGTCTTCACTCTCTTGTTTAAAAGGGTCGTCTTGTACTTCCCCCTTAACTCCACTTAAAAACTCATCTACTTCATTACTCATATGTATTATCGGGTTGTTTCAGGCACAACGTAGAAAGCCTTTCATACTAATAATGTTTACACAGGAACTTCTTTATAGACTTGCTCCGAGTAAAAGTCATATCAAACTACTTCTTCTTTTTCTCTAATGCTTCGTGTTTGGCTTTTTTAAATTCTCTCATCAAAGATGGTGCTCGGTGATATTTCACTCTAGCTTTTATACCTTTCTTGTGATATCCCTCAACCATTTTTTCTGCTTTCTCGTCTTTCATATTTATAAATATTTATTTAACTCCTTCCTTTGTTCCTTAAACTCCTTTTTGGCACCTTTGCCCGTTTTAAGAACTTTTAGAAGGTCTTTGTGTTCTTTTATAAAGTCCGACCTTTTCATGTTTACTAATGCTTTACTTTTCATATGTTTGTTTTTTACCAAGCCTCTTTTCTATTGTTGATACCTGCTCGTCTATGTTCTTGTTACTTGTTAGTAGGTGTTTGTACTTTTTGCGTTTTAATGCCATTAATCTTGCGTCTCTCATATTTTTATTTTTTAAATCCTAATGACTCTGCGTTCCTTTTCCAGTGTGCCTTTGCTAATGATAACTGTTTGTCTAAATGTTCATCGTGTTCCTTTTTCTTACTAGCTAGAGCTCTTGATTTAACATCTTTTTCCATATTCTTCTTGGCACTATGTAAGTGAATTGACTTGGCTAATGCGTTGCTTATCTTTTCGTGTTTTGACGACTTCGACTGTTCCTTTTTGTATTTTTTTATATCCATATGTTTATTGATTAAGTGGTACTTGACTAAGGGCTGCATTGGCTGGTTCGCCACCTAAGTTCGGGGTCGCTGTTCCGTCTTGTGGTGGTAATGGTTCTCCCTGACCTGGAGGTTGAGCTGGTTGAACTTCTGGAAAATATGTGGCCATATATTGCATTGGGTTTGTAGTCCACAGGGCAACCCGCTTAGCTGTAGCCATTGGGTCTGGGTCGTTTAGTTTCTTATAAAGTCCAATAGGGTCAAGTGCTTTGTTGTTCCATAGCTCTATTGCCATGTTCATTTCACTAATCTCGTCCTTTGGTTTCATTGAGTTTGGTGCAACTGATACAACAAACTTTCTTTTCATGTCAGAGTTTACTAGTTTTACATATTCAACCGCTCTACCATTTCCCATAATAGCTCCGTAGTGTGGTGCGTCATAGAATACACAATAAAGTTGTGCTAACCAGTTAAAGAAGTTATCTGCTACTTGCTCTAATGCATCTCCCACCCCACCGCCTATTCTTGTGGCGTCATGTGATTGGTTAAGTATCATACCTCTAGCAGTTCCTTGCTCTGGAGCTTCTTGTGGTACTAAACCTTGTACACCAAATACGCTTCTTAGTGTGTCTTTGTCAATTTCCTGTGCTTTAAATACTGAGTCGGGTACATTGTTTGCGGGAATTCTTTTAACCGCTGAGTCTACCTGGCCGTCTGGTACCAATATAAAACCTTCTTCATAAAAAGAATCTACTGCTTGGGCGGCTGTTTCTGCTGTAAATGAAGTACCTGACAATACAACTGAGTTGTTTGCTGATGCTAGGTTCTTTGTTATCTGTTTATCTCTGTCCGTTATTCTATCTTGGTTTGGTATACCCTGTTCGGTTAAGTTTGTGATGTCGTAAGGTTCCTCTTGGAGTGAAAATACAGAAAGGAACGTGTAGTTCATCTTTGGTACTGCGAAGTGGTTTATTCCTGGAGTTGCAGTTTCTTCTTCTCCCTCATCATAGTTAAAGAATTCGTTCTTGTGCTTTTCCAATACTACATCTAATAAGGTAGTAAATGTAAAGTCATCGTTGTGCCACTCTGTTCTTACCACTGTGGTGCCTAGCTTTCCATCAACTTTCAATGATATGTAGCCCTTTTGGTCTGGGAACAATTCAATTAGTTCCTCTGCAGTACATGGTATTCTTTCACCTAAGTAGTCTCCTATGTAATCACCAAATTCGTTTACATAACCCTCTGGGTCAAATACAAAGTTCTTTGGGCGTCTTAAACTTACTTCTATTTCGTTTGTCTTAGCGTTCCAACCATATTTTAAAATACCTATAAAGTCGTTACTCCATTGTCTAACCATTACGCCCAGTTTCTTCCTAAGGCATAATACATCAGCATGATACTGGAGCATTGTCTTTAGTGAGTCTGAAGCTAGTTTTCCTTCTTCTGTGTTGTCTGAATATACTACTGGCTCAGGATTCTTGGCCAGAGCTTGTGGTATAAAAGTCTCTACTGATTCAAATATTAAATTGCTTGCTATTACTTTAGAGTTTAAACCGCCAGAGCTTAATTGCTTACCTTTGTAGTAAGTCTTGTTTAACTCTTGTCGTGGTTTTACCTTTGCTGTATAAGATGAGCTTTTACCCTCATAATTATCTCTTAACTTTAAGAGCTCTTCATCGGTCATATCAAGAGCAAGGACGTCTATATATTCGCCCTCTACACCTTCATTTTCGCCCTCATGGACAAAAGTCTTATTGTCTGATGAGCCAATAAGGTTAGACACCCCCGCTATGTTCTTTATAAAGGAATCTTCGTTCATATGTTATTTTATTTAGATTTCTTCTTGTTTAGTTATTAGGTTAATAAATTTATTTACTTCTGGGGAAACGTTTTTAATAGCCGTAGCTAATTTTTCCCCATCGGATTTCATACAAATGAATCCCCAGAAATAAACAAAAAAAACACACCGTTGTGTGTCCGCCATTGTCTGGTCAAGAATTTATATTTAATTGTCTGTATAATTATACAACCCACTTGCTAAACATGCAAACTTATCGCTTCCAGACGCAACGTTCAACCACAATATTTTGTATTTGTCTACTGTGTATGTTTAGGGTTACTTTACCAAACTCAACATCAAAGGCTTTGTTCTTGTCCAACTCCTTAAATACCTCATAGTATTTCTGGAACAATAAGAACTTGTGAGCGTCTTCCTCTGTTAAGTAAATTGGTGTGGTTAGGAGTATCATATATCTAATTTGTCTAATGTCTTTCTAATTTGTTGTATTCTCCTAGCGGGTATTCTACCTATAAAGTCTGTACCTGTTGGTACTCTATCCATAAAGCTATCATGTTTAACTATAAGGGATAAGTCTTGTGCAAACTTATCAAAACCTACTAAAGCGTATAATAATGTGTGTACATAATGGTCTGGTCCGCTACGTTCCCAAACAAACTCAGCACCATAGTTAGTTTCAGTTACTACTTTGTATAAGCTATCAAAGTGTGAGCCAAACTCTTGGAAATCTTCTTTGGTCCCATTTAGGGTAATACGGCCAGTATCTCGTAGCTGGTCTACCATAAGTTGTATCATACGGTTCCTGTCTACTACCACAATACCAAACTCGTCCTTTTCTCCCCACCTTATCAACTCCTGTGTTTTCCTATCACGTCTATAATAACATAGGAATACTCTACCCAAATACTTTGCTTGTAAACGTCTTATACCTATTAAATCACCCCCTTGGTCGCTTACCATGATTGACCTAGGGAACCTTATCAATAGCTTTTCTAGTTCATCATAAGGGTCGTGGTCAATGGCTGGTGGTTTACACTTACCATAAAAGAATACTCCCTGCTTATTCATAAGGGTGTAGTGTATCGGTAGTCCTGTATCAACGCCTATTATTATCCTACCCTCTTGGCCGTTTGTCATACCGTCACAGTTACGCAATACTACTTCGCTACTTATTTTACTTTCACTACCAACAAATGGCATACCTAGTACATAGTTGGTAAAGTATTGCTCACTCTTTTCGTAATAGTCATTGACTATCTTCTCGGCACTTATCCATGAGCACATAAGCTGTGAGCAGTGATAACCTGAAAAGTCTCCTTGTGCTGTTGGCTTCCATACGCCATAACGTCTACTGTCATCTGTTAATACCTGTCCACATAGTGAGCAAATATATTGTTTCTTGGCTAAGTCTATGTTGTCTGGGAACTTCAATTGCTGTTCCTTTTCACAGTGTGGACAAACTATAAACCATTCCTTTTTGTCTGACTTCTGCCAAGGTATATCTACACCAAAGCCAGCTATACTAGGGTGGCTAAAGTACCAACGTCTACCACCTGATTTAGCTTGAAGTCTGGTTTCATATTGAGCTATAACTTCTGCATCACTAGCGTCTACCTCATCGTGTATGTTTAAATCAGAGCTGACCATCATAGCCTGTTTATTACTATAGGTTCCTCTGTAATATATAATATTCTTACCTATTGACTTCTGCTCTACTGTGTCATGGTCTTTTACCCATTTGCTTAGCACAGGGTTTTGGGCAACAAGTCTGTTTATCTTACCTCCAGCCATATCGCTTACGTCGCTTTGTGTAGGTAGTGTATAGATTATATCCCAATGCTTTTTAGCTGCACAGTAAAACGATTTAAGTATTTCAGCTACCGTTGCACCTATCTGTGGTGGCTTCAAGAACACTTGTAAAGGACTAAAGTCATTATAAAAGTCCCGCATAAAGTAATGGTCGTTAAATTCTATTGGAATACCTGACTCATTCTTTATTTTATATTTCTTCACCCAAAGAGTCGGCAATCCCTCCATCGCTTGTGATACTTTTTGTTCTTGATCTGTCAAGCTCATCTAATCTTTTTGTAAGTTCTAATATCTCCTCATTTGGTTCTAAGTCTATGTTTAAGTTTATAGTTTTGTCTGG